CCGAAGTCTACTTGCCGAGGCGTGAACCTCCTAGAAGGTCCGACCACAAGCCGTGGCCCGGCTGCCTACGTACAGACCACGTGAGGTTGGCAAATCCTCACGCTAGTTGTCTTTCGGAAAACAGGTGACAACACCCAACCTGCAACTGCTGGTCACTAGGATAGAGCCGCGGGCCTCAGAACCATGGGCCACCGGAATAGCTGGGCTCTGCCGCCAGAGGCGCGAACGCGTGCGCGCTCACCCACCCCAAGCGCCCGGTAGTCCGCCAGTGGCCGATGACGGCACAAGGTGGTTCACCTCACCATTACGTGTCAGCGCCGCGATTCCCAACCTAGGTTGGGCGCTAAGTCCTTATGCTACGACCCCCGGTCGGACCGGGTGAGGGATGACAGGCCGTCATTGCCCCGCTAGCCCACTGTCTTTGCTCACGCTCACTCAACCGGCGCAACCAACACCCTACGGCCCGTTGTATACCAGCTTGTCCAAGAAGTCCTGCAAGTCATTGACGTTCTCCACGCCAGACAAGCATTCCCAAGAAGAGCCAAACACCAAAGATTGAAACGACCTCTCAAGCCGCAACTGCTCCTCCATCGGGACTCCGTACGCGCGCTCAAACGACACGCGCGCGTCCAAGCTGACCTCCAACGAGCTGTCCTCGTCTGCAAACCAAGCACCTAAAGCGAGAGCATCCCTATGCGCATGCTCGCGGACCTTTTTCGCCGGCCCCAAGGCTTTCAGTGCTGAGACGAAGAAAGACTGCAAAATGGGAACCCCACGAACCTGAGAAAGTTCGCACCTGGCCACGCCCACCATCCAATCCTTGGCGAACACGGGTTCCCTAAGGTACACGTGTGAAGAAAACGCCCCGGATATAACGCGATGATGTTCGCGCACCATGCACCACCCGCGCTTTTCACCCAAAAACACGGGGGCGGACCCACCAAACCGCACGTCCTCCAAAACACGGGCCGGTCGTTCGAGCAGCACCTCGTGGCCACAGCTTTGCAAAATGGCATCTGAAAACCCGTCCAGCACAGGTTCAGCCTCGTCTTCTTCAACAAAAACAAGGACATTGTCACCATCAACCAAAACGTCGAACCTTGAGAGGGAAAAAGTCCGGAGCGCAGCTACGACCTCCACTAGAAAAGACAACGAATTGCCCATCCCAGTGTTGAAGTCGCCACTGGCTCGACCACCCCTCCTCTCAAACTTCGCCCCACAAGACACTGACCCACGAAGAACCAACTGTTCCGAAAGAAGTCGCCCGAGCCTCACATCGCCCGGAAACGCTGCCGCATAAACAGCGTGCTCCTTCTTCAAAGCAGCCGGCCCCACATGGGCCTCAAACGCCTTCCCGTCCGCCT